GCGACTTCCACCATGCGCCAATGTCGCCGAGCTTTGACCCATCGCTGATGTACCGGCCCGCCTTGAAAAAGTTCAGATCGAGCGCGAGCCGTTGTATGTGCAAGCTGTTCCGGATCCCGGTGCCGTGGAGTTCATCGAGCGCCGCCTGCTCCGGGGTTCGGTACGCCTCGCCGAGCGTGACGCCGTAGCCGAGCTGCGCCGCCTGCAACAGCAGCAGCGCGACCGACTGCGCGAATTCCTCCTGTAGCGCGCTCACTTCAGTGCTGAAGTCGGGATGTGAGGGAGCAGCGCCAGCACGAATTGCAGCGCCATGACGACGCCGATGCCGACGTACACGAGTTTGCTCAAGCCGCGCACCTGCCCATCGAACGCAATCCGGTCCCGGTCGTAGATCGCATTTGAGACGAGGCCGGTCTGCTGGACGCGCAGCAGCTCGTGCGCGAGCGTGATGTCTACGAGGCGGCGTTCGGTGTAGGCCGCTTGCAGCGCAAGCGCACGCTGGTCGCTCGCGCGTCGCTCCAGCGCGAGTTCGCCGATGGAGCGGATGTCGTTCTGCAGAACAGCGATTGCGTTTTCCATCGCCATTCCCTTGATGGTCGTCACGGGCGGCAGAATCGGCACGGTTGCGTCCATGAGATCGTTCATGTCGGCTCCTTCTCGTTGAACATCGCGCGCAGCGCATCAATCTCATTCTCCAAATCCTGCAGACGTTCTCTGGCCCCTTCGTGCCCTAGCACCATCTCGCGGATCATTCGATGCTGGCGCGCTTCGGCCGCATCAATCAGAAACTTCGATTGAGCGTGCCGCCATTTGCCCGTGTCTGTCGCCCACGTCAGGTTGTCGGCTGCTGTAGTGTGGTCAGTCATTGGGCGCCTCAGAGGTTGTCGTCCCATCCGTAGCAGCGAAGCTGGTCGGCTGCGTTGTCGGTCGCGTAGTAGATAAAGTTCACACCCCACATCGCGATCTCCACGGGGGTCGCTGAGTAGGCTGTCCCATTGCTTGTGAACGGCGGCGGGTTCGTCGTGCTGGTGTAGCCGCCGTAATAGTTGGATTCCGCAAGGATCGTGTGCCCGCTACATATAGCGATCAGTTCAACCGACCGCGCCGTGCTTGGAATGACCGAAGCAAGGGACGTGGCTACCCACGTTGGCGTCGATGCGTTCCCGATCACACCCGAGCAGATTTGCGGTAGCGCAGTCAAGTTGCTCGCTGAATTGACGATGTACCGGGCCTTCGATCCGGTCCATCGCATTCCAAGTGGGTACTTGTTTGCGGTCGCGTCTGTGCGTAACCAGCCAATTCTGGCCGAGTGTGTGTATCCCGATGGCAGCGTTGGTGTTGACGCACTAAGTGACGCAAGCGTCGCGACGGTCGTGCCGTTCCAGATCACCCACACCGAATACCAAGTCGAAGCGGCTACTGCCGTGGCAGAGTCCTGACCGTTCGCACCAACTGCTGCGGTATTAAGGGAGCAGGAGACGTTTCGCACGGTGACGTAATTGTGGGATGCGTCCTCCAGCGATATCTCGTCGCATTGCACAGAAATCGAAGGAGAAGTCCCACCTGCCGTCAATACCAACTTGGTCGCCCCGCCCCGCACCTGCCCGCCGGTCGAGCCGGTCACATAGCCCGCGTCATTCGTGAATGCCGACACCACGGTCGGACGGCCGGAGATCGAAGTCCATACGAGACTCGCCGCAGTGAGCGCGTCCGAGATCGCGTAACCGGCGACCGTCGTCGGCTTCGATGTGATCCCCGACCACGGCACGGCCGATGCGGTCGCGGCGTTGCCGCTGATGCTGATCGCATAGACGGCAGCGAGGTCGCCCCACGCGGCTCCGCTCCACAGTTGCCACTTGGCGAGCGAGGCGTTCCATCGCTGCGTCCCAGTCGGCTGGTTCGTCAGCGTCACGATGATGGGTTCGTTGCCTACGGCAAGATCGTTCAGGCGCGCGTTGAAGTAGCCCGTGTAGTCGGCATACGGGTCCGTGTTTATAGGGTGGGACCAGTCAGACATATCAGTATCCTTTCGCGGCCCAGTTGACGGTTGCGTTCACGCGCGCACCAGCGGAGTCAAAGACCATCACTTGGAATGTGGTCGGGTTCGGCGCACCGTCGAATATGAAGATCGGAGTGAGGCTCGCAGCGCCGCCGCTCGCCGCCTGCCCCGCCGTCAGAGTGATGGAAGTGATGGCGACGAACGGCATGTTGAAGGTCACATTGGTGCCCGCAGTATCGGCAGCGAGAGCCGCGATGGAACCTCCATCATTCTTGATCTTTGCGTCGAGCCGAACCGACAGGTCTGAGATGCGAGCAAGATCGAGCCCGAGATCGCTGTTCGCAGAGAGCCGGATTTTCAGGTAGGCGAAGTTCGTCGCGTATGCGGAGGTGGTATCCGACAACGTGTGCCACCCGGTTTCACCGTCCGACCACGAGATCGAACACCGCACCGCGGGGGTGCCGATATCTATCTCCGCCCACGACACCGTGACCTTCATTGCGGCGAGCATTGCGCCGATGACGATGTATTCCTCATACCAGCCGCTGTGGTCTCCGCTGCTGTCCGCAGGCTGGATGAAGATCGGGAAGCCAGCGGCAATCTGCGCGTCGGCATTGGCCCACGAATTCGTGTCGAAGTGGTCGGCGTAACTCATCGTGGTATCGACCGGCATCACCAGCCTTCCATCGACATCTATGATCGCCATTGCCTTTGTGCCAGCGAACGTCGATGCGATCACCCCGTGCAACACATAGTCGGGTGGTTGGTTGACGACCGTTGTTACGCTACCCGGCGTGCCGTAGTTGCCAGCAATGTCGATGCCGACGACCCAATAGGTGTAGGTGCCAGCGGTCGTTTCAAACACCGAGGTGAACAGTCCCGACTTCGTCCCGATCACATGCGCGTCAACGAACATCGCGCCACGGCGAATCTCGTATGTCGCTATCGGCTGGGTTGCCGCAGCGATAGTCCATGACAGCAGGACGTTGTTATCGACCACCTGCTGGAACACTGTTGGCGCGCTCGGCGCGCTGACCGTCATGGTTACGGAGCAGGCAGCCATCGAGTAGATGCCCGTCTTGTTCAGGGCCTTGACCCACCACGTCCACGATCCCGCTCCCTGCGGCGGGACCGCATACGAGGTTGACCGGCTACGCCCGAGATATTCCGCGGTATCCCACGTATCGCCCTGCCGCACTTCGTACTCGGACAAGTCCGGCGCGCTGACCGCGTTCCACGCAATCTGAATTCCGGCCAGCGTCGGACCTGCAGCAACGCCAGTCACATCCTGCGGTGCGCCGATGGGCCCGCCGATGGTGAACGCGTACGCCACCGTGTCGCTGATGTCATCGACCCCGCCGCCCCACGTATTGAAGCTCTGCAGCTTGAGGTAGACGGTCTTGCCGATGAGGGCGGGATCGTATGCGTACTTGAACAGACCGGCGTCGAGCCTTGCGAACGATGCGCCGCTCGCGTGCGCCTTATTGGGGGTGCCGTAGATCCCGCGACGGGTGTAGGTCTGGAGCGTGTACCTGCTAAGGGCCGTGAGTGTCGCGGTCGAGTACGCGATCAGCTCGCCGTCCACCCAGCACAGCGTATTCGCATTGTCGGCATCTGCCGTGCTGCCGGTCGCGAGCCCAGCGCCCGAGATCATCAAATCGACCGGGAAGCTGTGGGATACGTCCGGATCCGTACCGGCTGCAACCGAGGCGGTCAGCGAGCCGTAGCGAGCGGGACCGACGATGGTGCCGACTTGCTTGTAGGTCGCGCCGTCGAGCGAGAGCCACACGAGCGCCCCGCCCCACGGATTGCCGTCGATCCCTGCCGCTGCGATCCATACCTCGTAGCCGGTCTGCGTCATGCGCCCGGCCGCATCGAAGATGACGGGCACTGCGACCAGACCAGCGGCAATGTTGTAGTTGCCGACAAAGCCGCCGACATCCTGCTCGTTGTAGACCGCGTGCGAGGTGACGTTGCCGACCACGTCCTCGGCTTCCATGTCGAGCGTGCCGGAGTCGTTCTCCGTAATCGAGGTGATCCGGACAATCTGGTTCTGCAGCCCGCTCTCGGTCGCCTCGGTCAGCGTCACAAGATCCATCGGGTCTAGCAGGATGTACCGATAGTTGACCGTGAACTTGTAGGTGTTGCGAATGTAGACCGAGCGCTGCAGCAGCAACTGGGCCGTTGCCCGCGCGACAAGTGCATCGCAGATCTCCGGGGCGCTAACCATTGGCGCAGGCTGTAATCCGTATGTCTCGATGTGCGCCTGATCCTTCGCCTCCGAAATTGAATCGGCGTAATCCAACAGACGGTTGCTGTACTGAACCTGAATCGCATTGAACGCCGTGATGGGCGTCGGTCGCTGCACCAGCACCGGATCGGTGGAGCCGTTATCGAGAAAATCATCGTCGGTGAGTGAGTAGCGCGGAACGGCGAGAGCGCCGGGCGAGTAGGTGCGCGCGCCGAGCGCGGTGTACCCTTCCGCGAGTGTCACGCCGGGGCCGCCCGTGACTTCATCGAGGCCGTATGGCACGAGCGTCAGCACGCCCCCGGACCACACCCACTGGCAATTCGTCAGCATCGCGAGCTGCGTGAGCATGTCCGCGGCTGGCGTCTGCTCGGTGTAGACCGGCGACAGCCACAAGCCGACGGCCCATAGATAGTTGCCAGTCCCGTCGATGACCCGCTCGGCCGGAAAGTTCGCACCGAATACTGGATTGGTCAGCAAGTCCTTGGCGATGAAAAACGGGTTGGCGTCATAGATGCCAGTGGCATCTGCGTTTGCGCCGAGGCCGATCACCTCGTACAGGGCTTGCGTCATCGAGGGGCTGTCGCCCAAGTCGTAGGCGCTGGACGCGACGTTCGCAAGGTACGGGTACGGCAGCGCCTCGCCCGGGTGCTTGGTCGTCACGTAGGGAAACGCGATCTGCGTGGCAGTGCCGAGCGCTATCGTCAGGTTCAACTGAGACGGCGTGAACTTCGACTGGTTCTGATAGATCGTGCGGATGCCGCTATAACTGTGGGTCGTGGAGCCATAGCCATCCCGATCACCACGGCCGCCGTAGTTCCACTGCTTCTGGTTCCGTTCACTGAAAGCGCCCAGCGGGCCCTCGCACAACCCGAGGATGGCAGCGGCCTTGTAGGTGTAGCCCGTGACCTGACCGCCGCCACCGCCGCCCTTGCCTGCCTGCTGGGATTCAACCGGGGTGCTCTTGAAGTCGGAATACCAGATCAGGTTTCCAGCAAGTCGGTTGGTGCCGTAGCAGATCGGAATCGCACGTCCGTAATTCGACGTTTGGATCTGCATACTCGCCGCCGCCGGGGCGACGTTGCTGACTGATTCCCCGCCACCCACGTCAGACTCCCTTGACGCGGTAGAAGCCCGCCACGCGGTGCTCGATGGGCGAGCCCTCGACGTTGGTGATGCACACGCATCCCTCGTCCTTGTAGGCGTGGACGATCAGCGGCCACTCGATGACGATGGCTCCGTGCGCCGCGTGTCGGCCGAACTTGAACATGACGACATCCGCAGGCTGCGGCACATCGACGCGCTCGGCCTTGGACAGCACCATCTTGACGAACCGCGGCTCGTCGTGATGCTGGAACCAATCAGCCGGGTAGTATTCGGTGTCGAAGTCTTCGATCAGACCGGCCGCCGCGTACACGGCAACGAGGAATTGAGCGCAGTCCACCCCCGCGCCCTTGACGCGCGCGAGGTGGTGCCACGGCGTGCCAATCCACGAGCGCGCCTCGGCGATCACCTTGTCGGACATCTCAGACATTGACGACGCTCGTTATGGACGGGATATAGGGCTGGCCACGGAAGTGGGCGAGGTTCGAGAACTTGACCTTGCAGGTGTTCTGCGACTTGTCGCAACCCGGGCGCGCGGTGAACGCATCGCCGAGGCCCGGCACGTACGGGAATGGCGACATGACCGAAATAGAACCGAGCATGTAGGCGCGGACAGTGCGCGTGAGTCCGGCATTCGGGCCTGAGGTGAATCTCACGATCCCCTGATCGAACCATCCCTTCGCGTTCCCAAGCGCGACGCTCAGCGTGCTCGCCGTGGATGCCGCGACTATCACCCCCGTCACCTCCCACGTTGCTTTAACGAGCGCGCATTGCGCGTCGTATACGGTATTGATGCAGCCGGGCTGGTAGAAGTTGCGCGGTAGCTGCGTCTGCAGTCGCTGCAACAATGAATTGACGCGCACCGTCGCGCTGGTGCGTCCGGCCTCGATGTCACCGATGTCACCAAGGAACAGGATCACATCGCCGACGCCCGTCGCGTTGACCGGCACGCCCGGCGCTGTGAAAAAGATTCGATTGAGCAGGACGCTCGCGCCATCGAACATTCCGCCGCGCAGCGCCGCGAGGAACGGCACACCATTCACCAGCAACAAGGTCGACGCTGACATCTGCAAATCGAGCGTGTCTACCTCGACGCCAACAACGGAGCGGGCCTGTGAACGCACAATGATCGGGCCTGCGGCTGACCAGACGTTCCCGCCGAGCGTGAAGTCCGCCTGCGCGCTCGTCCATCGCAGGACCGTCCCGTCAATGAGCGTGAACGTGTACGCGTCCGCCATCATGAACTCGCTCGGAAAGGTCGCGAGGTAGTCGCTGATGGATGTTGCTACGACTTTCACAGCACGTTCTGCAGGGAGCCGCGCATGAGCACCTTCTTCACTTCCCAGAACCCGGACATGATCCCTGTGAATTCAAGCGTGTCGTCGACGAAGCGGCAGCGATAGTAGTAGGCCCCGCTCCACGTCAACAGCGCGTCAATGGCAGGCGCGGATGCGAAGGTGACGACACCCGTGGCACTCACCGTGTAGTCAGTGGTCACGGTCTTGAGCACGCCGCCGACGTAGATCAGCGGCGCGCCATTGAGGTTCATCACGGGCTCAACGCCCGAAAAGCCACCCGCCCCAAACGCGCGAGTCAACTGGAAAGCCGTCGAAACACCATCGCCCGCGCCGAACCCTTGCAGCGTCACCACGCTGTCGGCCGGATCCGTGAACAGGAACGAGTCCCACGAGCCCCCGCGCGCGTTGTAGAAGCCGACGAGCTGAGCGAATTCGTTGCCGCTCGCGCCGTCCCGCAGGAACTCGTAGACCAGCGTGAAGTCGATCAGCGGATAGAAGCGATAGGTGCCGCGCACTTCGCGGCCGGATACCGACGCATGGGTCTGCGTCTTCCATACAGGCAGACGGCTGAAGTTGGGAGCGAGGCCCAGAAACGTCGGATAGATGATGTCGCTCATCGGATCGCTCGCGCGAATCCACTCGCCGCGGCGCCGTTATTCCTGACTGCCTGACGCAGAGCGGGCGCGATAATGTGCGAGTTGCTCTTGAAGAACTTCGCGAAGTCGGCAGTCGATTGCGTGTGGACGTGCATGTGCACGGCGCCGCCGCCACCGCTGTCGCCACCACCACCGCCACCACTACCACCGCCCCCCGCTGCCATGCCGCGAATGACATCAGCGTATGCGGCGGGCAGGATCATCTCGCGCGCGTGGGCCTGCACTATCGGATTCGTGCCGTATGGAATGTCATATCCGCGTTCGGCTATCGCGAACGACTGCGCTGCCAAAGCCATGGCCGCGCCGAAAGCGGGCGCCCCCATGTCGATTGGCCACGGCGCCGCGGCGAACGAGGCAACGCCAGCCGCTCCGGCCACGCCCGCCGACATCGCGATCAAAGCCTGTGACTCAATCGCCTTGGCGGCCACCGTGGCCGTGCTCGCCGCCGTTTCTGCGGTCTCCTCTGCCATCAAGCCGAAGAACACCAAGATCTTGCGCAGCAGCGTGTGCCCCTTGGTCGCGCTGGTCTTCGCGAGTTCCATCGCGATGTGCCTGACGAGCATCCGGGCGCAGCCCTCGACGAACGACGAGATCACCGACGAAAGCACCTGCTGAAACGCCTTCCTCCACGTCATCGTGCCTTGAATCAATCCATTGATGAGGCTCGTGAAGCCGTGCGAGATCGGCGTCAGGGCGTCCAGCCATTCCTTTCTCGTATCCCGTGAGGCTTTGCCCTGAATCTTCGATGTCTCAAGCGCTGCGAAATTGGCTGCCTTCGCAATATCAGCAGCGGCCTTCTTCTGCGCGTCCACGTCATTCGCGCGAAGCGCGGCGACGCCCTTGAAGAACGCCGTTTCGGCCGCCAATTTTCGCGCGACGAGGTCGATCTCGATTCGCAGCATGTCCGCTGCTGAAATGGTCTGGTTGAGTCGCGCCTCGTTGGCCTTCTCGCGGTCGATGGCGATCTCAGCCAACGCTGCCGCGCGGGCATCCGACAGCGCCCGCTCCTTGCTCTTGCGTTCCTCTTCCGTCGCGTCGGTGTCGAGCTTCATCTCCGATTTGGTGGCGTCGTCTTTGGCCCTGACCTTATCCGAGTTGTTCTTGATCTCCGCGGCCTTGTCCTTGACCTGCAGCAGCTCAACCTTCTTGAAGTACGTGTTCTGAATGGCGAGCTTGTCCTCGATCAGCGCGCGCTCGCGCTCGCGACCCTCAGCAGCACTGATCCGGCCGGTCGCCATGTCGGCTTTGTTCCGCTCCATCGCCACGGAGTTGCCGCTCAGCGCGATGTCCTCTACCGACTTCGCCTCATCCATCTTGAGCTTGATGATCGCAGCGGAATAGGCGCGCGTTTCGTCGAGCACTCGCTTATGAGCCGCAATGGTCGCAGGCTTATCCGCGCCCTCGATCCTCTCGATCTCCTTTTCAAGCGCCTTAGCGGCCTCGACGCGCGCAGCGGAGTTGGGCTCGGCATCATCGAATTTCGCTTGCAGCTTCTGAACGCCCTTGGCCGAGCTGATCGCCTCGTCCTTAGCCTTCTTTTCCTCGGCAGCCTTCGCCTTTTTCGCGGGCTTGTCCTTCACGTCCTGATCGAACTTCTCGACATCCTGCTGCTGCTTTGTCTTCGGGGTTGCCATCGCCTCATCGAACGCGTCCTTATTGGCGACCGCTTGATTTACGAGATTGTCGCCGCCGGTCTTCGCGTCGCTGACCAAACCATCCCATAGCTTTTTGAAGCCGTCCTTAACCGCCGTCCAGCTACCAGAGAAGAGCGAGACGATGGCGCCGCAGAAGTTCATGATCAGATTCAGCACGAGGTTCAGCGCGTCGCCGATCAGTTGCAGATCTTGTACGACCTGACCGAATAGAACGATGAGCTGACCCGTCAGGAAATTCCCGAGCTTTTCCCATACGCTCGTGCGACCACTCGAATCACGCTGCGCCCCGGCCATCTTCTTGATGGCGTCCGCCAGACTCAACATCGAGGGCACAGCCTGCGTAACGATATGCGCGGTGACCTTTTCCCACTGCATCCCGAACAGTTGCATCTTCTCGTGGTACTCCGTGAGGATGGCGGTCTCCTGCACGGTCTGCGCACCGATGGATTCAGCCGCAGCGCCAAGATCCCCGTGCGCCTGCGCTAATTCGCGCACGATGGGAATGTTCTTCATGAAGCGCGCGCCGAGCAGCGCCGTGATCTTCTCGTTCGAGTTGCTCTCGTCACCGATCAGGGCCAGCAGCTTCACGGCGGTCATGCCCGGCTCGTTGAGCTTATCCATCGTGATGCCGAGATCGTTGAACGTGTACGCGAGCGCGCCTCCGTTCGTCTTGGCCTCCGCGGCCTTCATCGTGAGCTGGCCGATCACGGTCGTCAGGCGACCCATCTGGACATGGGACTTGACCGCCATGACCTCCATGCCCTGCATCTCATACGTCGTGAGGCCGAACTGCTCGGCGAGACGCGTGACTTCTTCTGCCTTGTCGGCGAGCGTGCCGACGGCGTTCGCGACCTTCATGATCAGGTCGATCAGCAGCAGGATGCCGGTCGCCTGAAACGCGGTCTGGATCTTGTTCTTGACGTCGTCAAACGCCTTGCCGAGGTTCACCGTCGAGTCGGCGTGTTGCTTGGATTCCGCAGCGGCCTTCACATGCGAGGCTGAGAGCTGCTCCATCTGCGCAGACAGCTTGGCAGCCGACTCCTGCATCTTGGTGAAGGCGTTGTCGGTACTGTCGTAGACCTCGACCAACCCGGCTTTCAGGTCGTCGATCTGGGCTACGATTTTGATCGCAATGGTGTTGTCGTTAGCCATGGGTCCCTAGCGCTGCCATCAGCTCTTCGGCGGATGTGTGCCGCTTGGGCGCGGACAGGGACTCGCGGCCTATCGGTGCCCCGCCCAGCCCTTCCGCGATTGCTTGAACAACGAACGCCATCGGCGGGTGCTCCTGCCAGAATGACTGCAGCGACCACAACTGCGGCAGCGTCAGCTCCCCGGTCTCAGCCCAAGTCCACCCTGTCGCGTGGATTACACCAGCGAAGATTCGCCCCCAATCTGGGGGCTCGTAGGGACCGCGGCTTCACCGTCCGACTGCAACCCTGCCTGACCGAGCACGGCTTGCGAGACTTCGAGCATGTTGCCGAGATCGACCACGGCCCGGATGTCATCCTCGGTCACGCTCGGATCTCCTCGCTGCGCGCTCGCTGCGAACACGCGCACGAGCTTGGCGAAGCGAACCTTGTCGAACGGATCGTCTCCGGACTTCAGTCCTGTGAGCGCCTTGATCTCGTCTTCGAGATCGCACATCGTTCCGATGCTGAGCGCGTAGAACTTGACCCGTCGCGAGCCGAACGCAATTTCAGTGAACTTCGCCAAGACAATCTCCTGCTATGCCGACTCAGTGGGTCGTCGTGATCTGGTAGACCTGACCGGCCGCATTCGCGAAGCACGAGAAGTCGAACTCTGGGACCGTGAAGTCCTCGTTCTTGAACGTCATCGTCAGCTTCGAGCTGATGCACTGATAGAGCTTCAGGTTGAGCACCGTGTTCATCGAGGCATTCGGCACGTTGAGTTCGGCCATGAACACCGGAGCCGCGCCCATCAGTGGGTTCGTGATGATCGCGCTCTTGAGGCCGGTCGCTACGTTGGCCGAGTACGACACCGAGATGTTGTTGGTGCCGACATCCGTGACCGCGAAGCCGTAGACGCCGCCGCTCGTCACCGTGTACGAAACGCCTGCGACTGGGGTCGATGCGACGCACGTCATTGCGACACCCGTCGCAATCATCGTGACGCCGAGATCCTCGGCGAAGCCTGCTGCACCGAGGACGGTGTACGCGCTCGCGACGACGGATCCGATCTCGCCCGTGGTGATCGCAAGACCACCCGTTGCAACCGCTGTGCCCGTGAAGATCGTGTTCATGGCAGCCGCACTGATCGTGGCGGCCTTCGCCTTGCCCGTGATCTTCGCGGCGCCGCGGCCGACCGCTACGGCGAACTGGTTCTGCCCATGCAGTTCCTTCAGCGAGAAGCTGATGTCAATCGAGCATTCCTGCAGCGTGCCGAACAGGACGGGGGACGGGTTCGCGCCGGGCGGGATGGCATACAGGTTCCCGGAGCCAAATGAAAATTGCGGCATAAATCACCTCTCGATCAGATCGCCAAGATTTCGACCGGGACTCGCGCCACGGTTTGGTCGCCGAGGAACCCAGCGGAAATCTCCACGGGTCCGGAAATCGTGCAGCGGAAGACCGCGCCATCGAGCGTGTTCGTGAACGCGCTCGCGGGGGTCGTCTCGACCGCTGGAGTTAGTATGGATTCGAGGGCGTCAAGGATCGGATTTAGCACTTGGACGCCAGCCTTGGATGGCGTCGATTTGACGTACACCCAGATCTCGGCGTGGATCCGCCACTTGATCGGCAGGCCCTGCTGATAGACCGCGTCTTCCTTGACCGGCACGACGAACACGGCGGGCTGGTTCGTCACCGAGGCCCACGTCTTCCAATCGCGCCCGATGGTCTCGATCCCGAGCAGGTACGGCTCGGCGTTGAGCTGCAGGATGCGTTCTGCGAGCGCGGCGTAGATGGGCTCGCGCTTCACTTCAACGCCTCAATCGCGCCGTCCCGCAGCCGGTCGATGATTTCCTGACGCATCGCGTCGACCGCCGGGGCCAAGAACGGGCGCGCGGGGATCGTCACTTCCTTGACCGACACCCAATGGCCATTGACCTGAAAGCGCAGGAACGGCGCATTCTTCGCCCTGATCACTGCGCCGAATTCGTGGACCGGCGCGTAGATCATGTTCGAGCCGACGATTCCGGTGATCTCGGAGTCGGTCGCTGATGCCTCGCCGTGGATGCTGCTGCGCAGGTTATTGGTGCGATTGTGCAGCGGGTTCCCGGACAGGCGATGTTCCCGCGACCAGTCCGCAGTCCTCGTCATCTCGCGTTGCATCACGAGCTGGAGACGGCTGGACATTGTCGTGCGCGCGTTCTTGAACTTCGCGCGCAGCTCTTCCTTGCCGACGATGGTGAGCGAGATCCCAGTCATCGCGGGCCCGCCGGGGGTACCATGTTCCGGTACGGCTGCAGCATCGCCGCGATGCGGCCCGACATGCCGAACTTGGTGAAGTCGTCGAAGACCTGATTCTCGCCACTGACGCCGCGGGACTTGTAGCCGAGCGACTGCGGCGAGCGGTACAGCTCGATCACCAGCATCCGCGCGGCGAGCGCGAGGCCGCCGGGGATGTCGGCCGGGGCATACCCTGCCGTGTAGGTCACGATCAGCGGCGCGACGGATTGCAGCCACGGGGTGTTCAGGAACGACAGGGTCCGCCGGTCGTCTTGCAGGAATACCCCCGACACGGTCTCCGTCTCGACCGTCGTCAGGACGGGGAGATCCCGTGTCCCGCTCACGGCCGAGGTGATCGTGACGGCCGGGTAGTGGTTGAGCAGCACGTTCGGGAACTTGAACGTCGTGACCCCGCTCGGCGGGCGCTGCCAGTAGGTCTCGGCGTAGGTGATCACCTCGCCCAAGTTGTCCCGGCTGCAGTACCGCCCGATCAGGTCGGAGGCCGACTCGATCAGGGAGGTCAGCAGCTCATCGTCAGCCGTCTCGATGTCCGCGATCTTGAGGATCCGCTTGACGGCTGGCAGGGTGGTGAGGTTCGCGTACATCGGGCCTCAGAGCCCCTTACGCGGGCGCTCGTGCCGGGGCTCGGGGATTGGGTCCGGATCGGGCTCAGGAGGCGCCTCGGGCACGACAACCCGGGTCAGCCCCAGTTCGCACGCCCGGCCGACATGGCTCGGCCGGATGTCGAAGACGCCGTCGGTGGCCTCGTAGTCGACGCCCTCGATGACGATCTTCGTGAAATGTGTGTGCATCAGGTTCACGGCAGCCCCTCCTATGTGCAAAGGGCCGGGATCCTTGCGAATCCCGGCCCCCCCGCGATTCATCACTCGCCGACGGCTCAGCCGTTGGCGATGTTCGTGATGAGGCCGAACGAGGGCGGGAAGTAGTTCTGCAGCACGCCGTCGAAGTAGATGCCGTACTCGTACTTGCGCGACACACGCGGCCATTCGATCTGCTCGTAGTCCTTGCGGAGCAGCATCTGCGTGACGTTCGACACGTTCGAGAGCGGGTACGGCAGCGTGCCCGTGTAGAACAGGATCGTGCCCGGCGGGAGGTTCGGGTGCAGGTGCACCGGGATCTCCTGAGCGCCAGCCATCGAGAACTTGTTCAGGTAGCTGCGGACCATCACGCCGCCAGCGACGACGCCCTGATCCGTGTACTGGAACACGAACCGCTGGGCCGCCGAGCTGTTGCCCGCGAGGATCTTCTTGCCGATGTTCGCCATCTCCTGCGAGGAGACGTAGATGTCGGTCGGCGAGAGTCGCAGCGCATCCCAGAAATACTGCAGGGCCTTGTCGATCTCGACGATGCCGCCAGCGTTGTCCGAGGTCAGCGTCGTGCCGGTGCCCGCCGTGCCAGTCGCGAGCGTCTGGACGTAGCCGCCGTAGTTCGAGCCGTAGCAGTGAGTCATCAGGCCGTCGAACACGAGCCCGTTCTTGCTCTGGTCGGACGCGGGCAGATCGGTCGCGTTCTGGGTGCCCGACGCGGCAGCCGTGATCAGAACCGAATTGATCGTGGTGATCGCACCGAGCAGCTCCGTGCCAGCGGTCGCGCCCCAGTACCATGCGTAGGCGACGGCGCCCTTGATGACCGGGACCGTGCACGCGAGCGAGCCGGTCGTGCCCGTCGTGGTCGCAGCCGCCGAGGCTGCCGACTTGCGACCGACGCCGCCACCGAAGGTGTCCGAGCTGCCGTCGCGATTGGTCCGCGTGACCGACGCCGTGATGCCGCCCGCGACCGTGTAGGCGAGGTAGGCTTCGAGCGTGAGGCCCGTGACGATGACCGAATGCGTGGTCGACGCGGCGAGCGCGCCCGCCGAACCCGCCGTGACGGTCGGCGCGGTCGCAGTGCCAAGCAGGAGCGAGGCATTGCCGCCGAGGATCAGCGCCTCTTCCGCGATCATGGTCGAGCGCAGCAGGCCCTCGACCGCAAGCGCCTTCACGTCCTGAAAGCCGTTCGCGGCGTAGTCCGCCTCGAAGGTCGCGTAGTCCTCAAGGCCGATACCCGCGAAGGCTGCCGTGTAGTTCGCGACGGTCGTCTGAATGGAGCCACCGCGGTTACCCTGCGAGACGCCAGCCCGGGTGTTCCCCGAATTGATCGCCGTGATCGCGCGCCAGTTGGCCTGCGTACCACCGACGGCCTTCACGCGCGCGGTGCGATTGCGCAGCGGCGTGTGTACCGGGTAGAGCGTCTTGGCCGGGGCTTCAAGGTTGTAGTAATTGATGCCCTGCACGGCCGAACTGGGCTGGGTCCAGTCCTTGCGCAGGCCCGTCCCCATGGCGGCCTTGAGCGCGTCGATGATCTGCGAGTTTCCATTCATGTTCGTCTCTCCGAAAGTTCGAGGCGGCGCGCGGCCGATTGGGGTTGGAGTCAGAGCAGCCGGTCAGGGCCGCGCGCGTGCACGGCTTTGATCAGGCTGGCCGTCTTGTTCACTTCCGCACCCGTATGGATCGGCTCTACGGACTTCATCAGCTCATCCGCGGCGCTGACCTTCGCGACGCTGCCGTCCTTCTCCACTGCAAGTAGCGCGGGCGCGGGCGCCGCGGCGGCGGCCGGTGCCACTTCGGAATTCGGTGCAAGCCCGAGGGCCTTGATGACGGCGGTGACCGTCTCGGCGATGAGCGCTGCGTTGGAATCAGCAGCGGTGTCCGCCTTCTTCGTCTCGGGCAGCGTCTGGCCGCACTTCGAGCACTTCGAGTCATCCGGCGGGAAAGCCTTGGCCACATCGGCGGCGGGATCGGCGGCCGGGGCGGTCTTCTCGACGACGGCGGTGGTGTCACTCATGATTGATTCCTCGGTCGGTTGCCGTTTCCCTGCGCCGTCAGCCATTGCCATCTCGGGCATCGCCATCGGAGCCAGCGGGACTACTAATTCGGTGCCTGCCACAAGTTCGGCGGCCTCTTCCTGCACAAGCGCGATGCCGACTTCCGCGAGATCTGCGATCCGCGCGCGGAGGTCCGCGGGAATCGGCGAGACATCACCTTCAGCACTCGCTTCGTACTGCTGGCCCTGCGCAAACACTTCGAGGTCCCGCAGCAGTGCGAAAAATTCGACGACCCCGGCCATGCCCTTCTTCAGCTCGGCCCCGCTGGTCGCCTTCCGGTTCGCCGCCTCATCGCGCGGCTCATCTGCGTTCATGCTGTCGCCGTCATCGGCGGGGGCCCCAGATTTCGGGGTGCGTTTGGCGCGCTTGGATTTGGGATCGCCAGTCCGATAGGCATTGATGCCCTCGGTGGCGCTTGCGGGCGCGACGAAGTCCTTGGCGAGCAGATCGGCGACGAGCGCCTTCGTGAACTCGGATGCCTTGACTGCGATTTCGTCGACGGTCGCCTTGAAGGGCACGATCAGCACGGAGCCGTCGGCCTTCTGGACGTTGAAGAATTTCGCCGTGGGAATGCACGGCCGATCCACGATTGAGATCTCGGTGGGCGCCGCGGTGTAGCGCTGCACCTTCGTGCCGTCGACCGTGTCGGTCCACTTGCGGACGTAGCGGCCACCGATGGAAAACCCGGTGTAGACGCCTTCGAGCACCTTCTGCCACTCGGCGTCGTCGACGATCTTTGCGGCTACGTCGATGGCTTTTTCGATGTCATCGAACGAGATCTCCGTGACCTTGCCCGCGGCCACCGAGCCGTGCATGGCGCGGACGTTGCCGAGCGACTTGCCCGCGCTGTCGGCGGACACCTCGGCGCTCCAGCTCTCGAACAGAGGCCGGGAGCTGGCGTAGTCGAAGATCTCGTCGGAGCGGTCGCGGACTTCCTGAGCGGCCCGGCCATAGACCGTGCGCTGGGGTTCGTCGACCTTGATGATGCGGGCGAAGATCGAGGCTTGATCCAACATGGATCGAGTCTGGAACCGGGGTGCGCTACTCCCCGAAAATCGCCGCGCGCGCGAGCCCGCTAGTGGACGGTGTCGTCCTCTAAGTCAGCAGCCTCCGGATCGCCCGGGTATACGGTGACGAAATCACACTTGCAGTTATGTACTACTATTGAGTCCGCGAGGAACCATCCGCTCACCGTTTCGAGGTTGAACACATGGCCCGAGTAACGCTTTCCCGCGATGACGTCCTTCACCTGCACGAGCGCTACGGCCGCGGGGAGTCGACTGTGGATCTCGCGAATGATCTCGGCTGCAGCAGCAGTACCCTCCGACACCGATTTGCCCGGCTGGGTCTGCTTATGCGAAGCCCCCACGAGTACCGGCTCGCCGCCGAGCGGCGCAAGACCCCCGAGCAGCGGCGAGTCGCGGCCAAGGGCGCCGCTCGGCGCGTCCGCAGCGCCAGCCTCGCCACCCGCTACAGCAACCGCCGAGCCGTCGGCATCGAGCGGCGCGGGCGGCCAATGACCCCGGCGGAAGCCCGGGTCTATGCCGTGCTGATCGCCATCGGCGGCCACATCCGCCACGACCGGGCCTTCGGTTCTTACAATGTCGACTTCACCATCGACAACGCCGTCGCCGTGGAAGTCCAAGACTTCCGTCCTAGCGTTCGTCAACGTGCCACGCAGCGCAAGCGCGTCAAAAAGGTTTTCGCAGCGGGCCTCGACTTCGTAGTCCTCTACCTCCAACGCCCGGACCAGAGCGGTTGGATCGTTGGTCTTGAAGATGTAATCGCCGCGTTTGATGTCCTTCGCAGCGACGAATCCTCGCTGCGTCAGTACCGGGTGGTGCGGGGTGACGGTAAGGTCGGGGTGGTTCGCGACGCGAATGGTGATGACTTCCCCTTCGTAGAAGCGCCGGTACGCGCCGCGAACGCCAGCGGCGGCAACGCGGGTGCCTGAGATGACGCAGTTCGGGTGGAAGACCGGGAAGTTGTAGCCGTCGACGAACTCCTCGTCCCACCCGATCACGCCAGCATCGTGGGCGTCGTCGCACTCGTCGCTCTCGGGCACCTCGGTGTCGTGCTCGGATCCGAGCAGCGTGTACTTGCCGACAGCCCCCAGCTCCTCCGCCGTATGAACTCGCCCGCCGATATGCGCGAGGTTGAGTTCCGTGCGCGCGATCATGTCTGCGCGCTCTTCACTGAACGCCGTGTTCTCTAGGATCGAGTCGGCCAGCATCTTGGCCGAGTCGCCGTCGGTGACGGCTTGCTCGATGGTCGAGCGCAGCATGTCGCGGGTGCTCGATTGGATCGACCACTCCGGGTTCGGGTTCACCACCAGCTCGCCGTCGACCCACTTCATCCCGACCATCTCCGCGCTACGCGCGTCCGCGTAGGCAATGGCATGGACATCGGCCCAGTCGGTCGCGATGTCAACGGCCACGCGACCGGCGTCGACGGCTTCGAGCTGCGCGCCGACCTTGAACTGCCGGACCATGTCGGCGTCCACGGCATCGGACACGGCCAGCCAGTTCGCGTCAGTCACGGCATCGAGCACGCCGTCGACGATGTCGGCATCGGTCGTTGCCGTGGTGATTAGCGACAGGTAGGACGTGACCCCGGCGTCACTGATGTCCCTGCCGATGGCATCGAGCGCCTCGTGGATCTTCACGCGCAGCGCCGCGACGTGTGCCTCGGTCATCGCTTCGAGCGGCGTGACGCCGGGACCCGGGCGATTGAGGACGGCCTTCGCGAGCTTGCCGATAGGGATTTCGCGCATCGTGCCACCGAGGTGCAGGACCGTCTTCGGCGCCCGCGTCATGACGTCCCATCCCTCGCCGCTGCCAATGAATCCAGCTCGCCGATACCAATCGGCCAATGAGCTAGACGATGGACCGCGCTCGCCGTAGTGCTTCGGGATAAGGGTCAGGGTGACGCCATGCTTGTCTGCGAGATCCGTCAACAGCCCCAGCGCCTTCGATCCGGCGCCGGTCTTGTCTCCGGGCTTGAACGAACGGATGTCGGAAATGTGCGCGCTCGTGCCGTGCGCGTAGACCTCGATGGCGGCATTGCTTCCCGGGGCGACGCGCTCGCGCTCATTCAGTGGGTTCGTGCTGGTCTGCGCGTGCAGTTCATCCATGAACGACTTGATGCCACCCCCTCCCGTCCACTGATTGCCATGGAACTCATGCCCGGCAACGTCACCCTTCCTAACCTTGCCGAAGCGCGCGCGCATCGTCTCAAGATTGAAATGACCCGGGACGTTCTCGCTGCCCGCGCGATACCAAACCCGAACGGGCACGGTCTTGTGGCCGAACTCGGCGGCGAGCGCCAGACGATGATTCCCCTCGGCGACGTACGCTTCGCCGCGGTGGTTCACTTGGATTGAGATCGGGCTCGTGATGCCGTGCTCTTTCACGGAGTCGCGCAGCGGCGCTCCCTTATCGTCGTGCGTGATGTTCGGGATCAGGTGCTCGTTGTTCTCTCCGGGCAGCCCTTTCAGCTCATCGACGGGCAGACGGCCAGTGAACCCTGCCGTCACGGCACCTGAAACCTTCATCTTCGATGCTTCGGCTTTTGCCTTCTCGCCCTCCTCCCAACTGCCGCGCGGGTTGTCGAAGAAGACGCCTTTGACCTGTGCGGGTTGCGATCCGGGCCCGTCTGCACCGCCGTCGGTGTATTGATTGCCGTGAAACGCATGACCCGGGACGTCACCCTTCTGCACGCTTTTCAGTACGCTCTTCAAGCGAAGCACGGATCCCGATGCGACCCGGTACTCACTCTCCCCGGCCACGTACTTGCCCTGTGATCCCGGCTTGGTCTCGAACTCAAGCAGCTTGATGTCGCTGCGTGGAGTTGCCGCGAACTTGTTCCAGTCATTGGTGAAGAACGCAGGATTGGCCGGGCCCCCGGCCACGTCTCGCCAGAACAGGGAGCGGTTGATCAACTCGGCCTTCTGGTGAACACGCTCCTCGCTCGTGGACGCGCGCTGCATGAATCCGCCAACGAGGTGCGCGTCACCCAGATCCTTCGCGTTCACGCCCTGAAAGGACAGCCGCAGGGCCACGCTCTCCGGTGGCGTGTCCTCGCCCACGAACCACGAGCGCGTGCCGTTCAGCGTGTCGTAGAGTTGCGAGGGCAGGCCGTCGATGCTCCGTGCTGATTCGCGCGAATACGTGTCCAAGAGGTTCGAGTACGACGGCCCCTTCGCATCGGTACCGTCCTTCGCTTGCTGGACGAGATCCTCCGGTGTGATCTTGCCAGTCATCACGTCGTGTGCGAGGAGCATCCCATTCAGGTACTGATCGGCCATCGCACGATCACTGGTCAGGCTGATCGTGTCACTGGTGCCTCCACCGATACCGGAGGTGTTCCCGGACTCGTCCCGCGTCTTGAGCCCCTCGACCTGAACGGCGTCGCCTGCACTGGTGACGTGATAGAGCGTGTCGGGCAACGGCTGCCACGGATAGCCCTCGCTGTTAAAGAACCCGAGCGTGCGCGCGTCCTCCTGAGTAATGTCGCCTTGCGTCAGCGCCATCACCATCGAGCGATCCCAGTCGGCTTCCTTCTGCCGCCATGCTACAGCCTCCGGCGAGTTGTAGTCGCCGACGGCCGGGTACGGTCCCACGAATTCTTTCCTCGGCGTTTTCCACGCGTCGGACGTGGCTACGTTCGGCCACGATCCGCCGCCACCCGTCCACTGATTCCCTCGAAACTCATGTCCGGGTAGATCGCCCTTCTCCAGCGCTTCGTCTGACTCCACAAGATCAGCATCGAAGAGCGGCTCCTCATCGTTGAGGAACCCGCCGTCTAAGTGAGCGCCACCCTCAGCGCTTCTTGCGCGCATAGATCAGCCCCAGTTCCTTGGACAGCCGCGTCAGCGCGACGTGCTCCGGTATAGGTTTCGAGCGGTCACGGCCCGCCCGGACGTTGTCCCTGCCGATCCCTTCCTGCATCGTGCGCAGCGCCCGGCCTACTTCGAGCTGCTGAGGCCAGCTTTCGCCGGGCCCGGGTCGCATGGTGTGCACGTACTTCGGCGTCACGGCGCGCAGCTCGCGCAGATCGAGCTGATACGCGAACTCCATGTCCGTCAGCGAGATCACGGAGCCGTTCGGATGGTTGTGTGTGTACGTCACGTCCTTGCCACGCATCGCCGCCATCTGTTCAGCCGTGTGGTAGACGCTGGTCGCGTTGCCAACGACGCCGCGCTCGCCGAACATCGCCGTGCCGTCGGGTAGCAGCGCGAGCCCGTGCTCGATGTGATCGCCCGCGTGCGCGGCCTCGAAGTCCGTGAGCTTCTTCTGAACCTCGGCGCTGTGGCCGCCGGTCCATTGATTGCCCCTGAACTCGTGGCCGGGTAGATCGCCCTTCTCGACGATTGTCCTGACAGTCGTGATGCGGACCAGACCGTTGTGGCCGTTGTCCCACAGCACTCTTACCTGATGAAGAGAGCGATGCGGGAGGACGCGCTGGACAGTGCCCTTCATCCCACCAGACGAAACGACACGGTCACCGACCTTCGCCCATTCACTTCTTGGCGTTGACGTCCACTGGTTTCCGCGGAATTCGTGCCCCGGCAAATCACCTTTACCGAAGCCCTCGCGGTCGCGCGTGACGAGGTCGCGAATCATCGCCGAGGTGACTGGCTTCGAGCCGACGACGCGTGATGCGGGCACCTTGCCGGATGACCGCACCCATGGGCCCTTCGAGTTCGCCTGCGTGAGCGGATCGGACGTGTCGATCTTCCACTTGTCCCGCGCGCCCGTCTTCATCTCGACGATGGAGATCTTGCCAGTGCCCATGCCCTGATTGAATTCCCAATCCATCTTGCCAGCCCAGCGAACCGCGTCATCCTCGTGCGTGAACGCGAACACATCACCATCGCCGTAGCGCTCTTTGTTCCCAGCCTGTACCCAGTTCGTGTCCTGCATCGGCAGCAGACCGCGGGCCTCGATCTCTTTCGCCGTCTCGGTACGCGTGACGTGGTAGATCGAGGTGCCAGCGCCGGGCGTCCACTGGTTTCCGTGGAATTCGTGGCCCGGCAGATCGCCTTTCTTCACTGGCATCGGCGCATCACACACGACTAGATAGATGCGGCCATCCTTATCAGATTTCGCAAGGCGCTGCCACTTGCCGTCGACCACGCGCGAGCGCACATGAATCCAGCTCGCCGGGATGTCGCGATTGACCTCCAGCACCGTTGCGGGCTGGCCCTCTATGAAGTCCTTCGTCGCTCGAATGACCGTGTCGCGACGCGCCGACTCGGGTAGCTGAATCTCGAACACGACCGCGTTGTAGGGCGGGACTCCCGGCCTCGTGTCGTCGTGGCTGCCGCGGTCCTCGGCGTAGCGCTCCGCGAGACGCAGACTGCGCGTGGTGAACACCGGGTTCGGCATCTTCACGTCGGCGCGCTTCAATCCCTGCCGCGTGATCTGCGTCTCGAACTCCTGCGCGGTGCCATGGAACACGGTCGTGTCGCCGTGTCCGCCGTCGACCCACTGGTTCCCGCGGAAGTCATGGCCCGGCAGATCGCCCTTGCTGAAATCCGCGTGCTCGGCCAACCCGACGCGCTCATAACCCTTGAAGCGGCCGAGATTGCTGCCAACCGCATCCGCCAGATCCCCCGGACTGATCGCCGCGCCCTCGGTCAGTTTCCACTTCTTGCTGAATCCTGCCTTTTCGAGCGCGTCGTGCATGTCCTTGTGAAGGCCCGCGCCCGCCGGGAACGCGACGTCGACGTTCGGACCTTCGAGCGTGCGCAGATCGTAACCGCCTTCGCCGCCGTGATCGGCCTCGTACTCGCGGACCACATCGGCATAGCGCTGGGCATCTTCCACCGACACGGGCGACACGAGGATCGGGATGTTGCCCTTCAGCAGCCCCGTCATCTGATTGCCCTGCGGGCCGCGGCCCTTGATGTCGTTTATGCCCGGCTGCAGCGCGTCGCCCTTGCCCTTGCGTTCCTTGCGCGCTTCGCGGATCGCATCCTTGATCGCGCTGTGATCGACAGAGGGCGACGACTCGGACGTCCCCTCGTCGCCGTCCCACCGGCCTTCTTCGTCGCGAGACTGGTCGGGATTGAACTCCTTCGCCAGATCGTCCGCGTCATCATCGAAGTAGTTCTCTGGCAGCCCGAAGCCGAGCGCCATCGCATGGCGTTCTTCGCGAGTCTGCATCTCTGGCATCAGGTAGGAAGTCACAGCTTCGGCCCTCCGAGGTCAGAGTAGACCCGCATCACGTCCGCATCGAAGCTGCGACCCGCGCGCGTGGCCGCGTAGACCTCCGCCACGTACTCCTGCCCGTTGGTGCCTGCATATCTGCTCACCTTTGCGGCAGTCGTCTTGAAGTACGGGTTGCTGTTGCCATTCGTGTTGGTGCGGTACGAATCCTTGTCGATGCCACCGCCGCGCTTCGACAGCACATGGCCCAGCTCGTGGTAGACGATGTGATTGGGGTCGGGCGATGACTGCCAACCTGCGTCGAACGCCTTCTGCTGATATTCGACCATGTTCTTCCACACGGCCGAGGACTTCCGGTTCGTGTTTACGAGGATCCCGTTCCCGTTGGCGATTGCTAGGACGTTGCTGTCCAGCGTGCGCTTCTCGATGGGCACGCCGTCGATCTCGCTCGGCATCGTCTTCAGCGAGCTGAAGTTGCCACCGCTATCCCAGCGTCCGTGATCATCGCGGGACTGGTCCGGGTTGAATTCCTTGCGGACGTCATCGCGCTTCGTGACCTTCGCGCCGATGCTGTAGCGGATGCGGTAGTCATCCTTGAGCGTCGCCCAGTGCCCGGGATGGATCTCCCACGGCATCACGTCGACCGCGTACACGCGCATGTC